TTCTCATTATCTTCAAGCAACTTATTATAGTTAGCTAAGTCACCACTTGTTAACTGTATAATACCAGATAGTGCTCTAACATTACCAAATAGTTTAGCAACAGAGTCATCATTACCATCTAGTTTTTTTCTTAGGTCAAGTAAGAACTTACCCAACCCCTGTGATCTTACAGCAGCAGCACTAAACTCTATACCAAGTCTTTTAGCTTCCTGCCTAGCCTCTGCTGATGGTTTTAAAATACTGGCTAGTATCTGCCTTAGCTGTACAGCAGCTGTAGCTGTATCAGTACCATTTAATGTTAATGTACCTAAAGCAGCAGATAAACTTTCAAAACTAATACCTAGATTTGCACCAAGTCCTGTGACAACACTAATTGATTGCCCTAACTCTTCTGCTGTAGTTCTAGCATTTTTAATAGTTTGAAAAAAGATATCTGTTACTTTAGATGCGCTCTCAGAGCCTCTACCGTAACTTTTTAGCACTGCGGTGACTCCGCCCACTGCGGTCCTGATGTCTGTTAAGCCTCCTAGTGCTAGGACGTTACTTGCTGCAAGTATCTTTGCAGATTCAGCAGCATCTGTAAAACCAGATGATATAGTCTGGTACAGACCTTTAGCCTGAGATATTCGATCTGTACCAAACTCAACTGACAAATCGGATAACTGTTTAGTTAATCCTTTTACGTTTTTTTGTGTTTCGGGTAAGAGAGTGTTAACCTCAATAACAGCCTTTTCAAACTGTGCGAAGCCTAGAACAGCATCTTTAGTAAAGTTAAGTAATGCCCTTGCACCAACAAAGCCAGCTATAGCTGTGCCAAGTTTAGCAAGTGATTTGCTTGTTCTAGTAGTTTGCTTCTCAAGACCTACAAAAGACTTTTCAATCTTATCTACTTTTTTATTTATATCAGAAAGTATTTTAAACTTAATGTCTATTGTTACGTCTTGAGCCATTCTGTTTTTTCCTCTCTAACTCTTGCTGTTTGGTTATCTCATCTTCTATTATGCAGTAAGCTCTTAACTCAAAAGCGTCTATATCATCTAGTGTACTTACTACTCCTAAAGACTTCATAACCTTTCTTTCGTGGTAAAGCGCCAGTAGTGGTGCTGCTTCGTTAGTATGCTTACTTTTTTTGTAAGCTAGCCTAACTTGCTCTCTGAGCTTTACCGTTAACCTTCCCCCAAATTACCCTGTAAAACAATACCTATAATGCTTTGGCATACATCGTCACACAAAGCATCGTCAGCCATTGCTTTAAAACTTTTGAAGCTTGCACCGTCTTTATGCTTCAAAGTAACTTTGTTTACATGCTTTTCAGCAATGTCATACATCTTATCGAGTGCATCGATGTTATCCATGACAGATACTTCACCATCGTTGTTAAACTTAAAATTACACTCTTTGACGTACTTAATACGTTGCCTTGCACTAGGGAGGTTTACTACAACCTCCCCTGTGAAGTCTTTTTCTGGTTTAAAAGTAACTTGTTTCATCTTAATCTCCTTATAAACAGTTTAGGTAAACTTCTTCAGTTTGACCAGCACCAACATAAGCTCTGAATGATAGATCTAGTGTTACTAGACCATCACCGTCACCTACGTTAAAGCTTGTTATTGTAGCGTCAGGCATATAAAAGTTAGTTACTGAACCAGCAACCCAATTACCACCTGATTTTCTACCCCAGTTACAAGCAAATGGCACGCTTGTACCTTCTCTAAATCTTGTAAATGTATCAGCCTCATGCCTTGTAAGCAGTAGTGTAGCATCTACTGTTACTGTACGGCCTGAATATACTGTATCACTTCTACCTGATACTGCGCAGATTGAGTTAACATCAGCTACATCATGGTCAATATTAATTGATACGCTTGACGCTGCTTTACATACATACTCATCATAGTCACCCCACATAACTTCGATGTTTTTCGCAGCTACAGGGTTTTCACTATCAAGTGATGGTGTATGTGGTGAACTCCAATCTTGAGCACTGTCTGATGCGTAACTTAAAGCTCCTGTATCGTCAGCAGCTACTGCATAACCAAGTGTAGTACCAGCAGAGTTAGCTGCATTAGTACCTGTATTCCATAGTAAACTTAGTAATGTACCTGTAGTTGTTGAGATTGTAAACTTACCAGTTGATGAGCTGTAAGTACATAGGAAGTCATCACCACCAGAAGCTGCTGCTGCTGCTGCACCAACAGTCTGAATATGTGCTGCAAGCTCGTTAGGATCCTTATAAGTACCCTCTGTGAGTGTTGCAACAGTAGTACCACCATCATCTGTGAAGTCAATATACTTAGATGAGCTATCAATAGTGATTGGGTTAAATTTATATTCTAAACCTTGCAGTGTGAATGAGCCATTAATATACTCACCAGCAGCAAGCTCGATATTCATTGATGTAGCTCTTGAACCTGTCATAAGTTCTAAAGCACCGCCATTACCTCTATATAACCATGCTGACAACGCAACATATGCAGAGTCGGTAGCACCTGGAGAGTATGCAACACACTTACCAGTATTAACCCCAACACCAGGAGCGTTAGCTAGGTTAAAGCCTACTGTTAGGTCATCTGATGAGATGCTATAGATGTTTCTAACTCTATAACCATTTGTAGCATCTTTAATTAAAAGCGCTTGACCTCTTGCAAAGTTTGAACCTTCACCAGAGTCAACTTTAATAACCGCTCTTGCAGTGCTAGTACCAGCAGTTGAGCCAGCAATAGTATCATACTCTGTACCATTTACAGTCTCAGTACCAAAAAGTGATTTTAGCAATAGATTGTAATCTGGTGCCTGTCCCTCTACCCCTGAGTGTCTCATGTAATGAGAAAAACTCATCTCTGGGCGCTCAAGCCCAAGGGTTGTTTGTTTCTGACCTATAGAGCCTGAAAGCTCCGCATTTTCTAGCTCATCAAAGCTAGGTGATAGATCAACATCATCTTGTAGAGCCGTATAATCATTTGCTGATGAGGGCTCTACTGCTGTACCACGTGTAGATTCTGCTACTAGTGCGAGTCTACTTGTTCTGGTTGTTTCAGCCATGTTTAACTCCTTTGTTAATATTTATCACTAACCTGTATAGAAAAAGCAACTTCACTAGTTATAAAGTTGGTTTTCTCAAAATTAAAATACTCAACGCCAGTAAAACCACCGACATTAACTATATCTATATTAGCACTTGACCCAAACTGGTCAGCACCTAAAAACTCTTTTTGTAAAGTATATAAATCATCCAGCATAGCCTTTACAGCCGTATCGATTGGGTCTGTTTGTATCTCAGTTGTAATAACTTCTCTGGTTAGCATAACTGTAAAGTTTCTAAACCTAGAGAAATTACAAAAATCCCTCTGTGCTGGTGTAGCAGGGTCAACCCTTAAACCATAAGCATCACGCAAAAATTGTACAGGATTATCTGGTAAACTATATGCGTTTGGTATTCTTAGTTTGTTTGGGAATACTGTACCTAATTCTGTTAGTATATCATCATATACATTGCTTATCTTTGTCATCTGTACAAGCTCCCCTGGGTGTAACGCTCGTAACTATCTTCTCTAGCGTTACGGTCCTTATCAACTTTAGGCAATACTTTAGCTATTCTATTCCTGTACTCGTTTCTGGCCGCTTCTTTATTATCTTTGTAGTCATCACCTAAACCGCCATAAATAATCTCAGCGCATTTAGATACTGAAGCTAGTTTAAAATCGTTTCTTTCTAGTATCTGTTCTTTTTCGATTATAAGGCCCTTACTAATAAGGTCCTGGATAATAACCTTTGCTGCTGTCACGTGCTGCTCTTGCCATGTAGTTTTACCACTCTCAAAAGCACTTATCATAGCTGACCTGGCAAGGTCTGAGTACTCAGCACCTAAATCATTATCATCTGAAAAGACTTGGCCCACCCATGATAATACTACATCAGCGCTTAAATCAGCACTGAATGATACTTTTAGCCAGTACTGGTCATAAATAACCACATCAGATAATGCTGTTATATCTTCAGTGTCTTCACGTTGCCATCCTGTATTTTTATTAGGTGTCCAAGTTACAAAACCGCTTTGAGCTAATGATTTACCGCTTGATGCTGTCTCGTCAATTAGATCAACCACGCTTGCAAACGTAGAGCCGTCCCAATATGAGATTGACATAACAGAAGCGTTAGTATTAGCAGTATCAACTTTAAAATATAAATGGTTAAATGGTAGTCTTGAGCCAATATATATAGCATCTTCAGCAGCAAGAAGGGTCATAGTTAAACTACCAGCATGGTAGTTTTCCATATCTACACTTTTGTCACTTAAAGTACCATTATCTGAATATATAA